GTTACGGAAAACAATTGCAAGATCAAATGGCACTAACTGGTGGATATGGTGATCGAAAATTAAATGCAAAACAAACAAAAGATTTAAAAAAGAAAAGAAACTCTGACATTGTTTGGATGAGTGATAGATGGATTTATAAAGAAATACAACCATATGTTCATCAAGCAAATGCAAATGCGGGTTGGAATTTTCAATGGGATTTTTCTGAGTCTTGTCAATTTACAAAATATACTAAAGGTCAATTTTACGATTGGCATTGTGATGGTTGGGACAGACCGTACATGCGAGAGGGTAATGATCCATCAAACGGTAAAATAAGAAAACTATCTGTAACAGTTACACTATCAGATCCAAAAGAATATAGTGGCGGTGAATTAGAATTTGATTTTAGAAACATGGACCCTGACAAAAAACCTAATATTAAAAAATGTAAAGAAATATTACCTAAAGGATCTTTAGTTGTTTTTCCTGGCTTTGTTTGGCATAGAGTATGCCCAGTAAAAAAGGGCACAAGACATAGTTTAGTAATATGGAATTTAGGATGGCCTTACAAATGAGTTTTCCAAAACAATTAAACTTAGAACAATATTTTGCATCACCTATATGGTGGGCAGATGAACCTAAATTTGTAAAAAAATTAAACAAAGCATCTGATAAATATATAAAACAATCACAAAAAAATTTAAAAGAATCAATAGATAAACGTAATAAAAAATTTGGTGACAAAGGTGATATGGGTCACGTGTTTCATTCAACATCTTTAATAGGTGATCCTAAATTTAAAGAACTACAAGATTATATTGGTGCAACTGCAAATAATTTATTAATTGAAATGGGTTTTGATTTAACAAATTACTCAATATTTATTACAGAAATGTGGGTTCAAGAGTTTGCTAAACAAGGTGGAGGACATCATACATTACATACACATTGGAATGGTCACATATCTGGTTTTTATTTTTTAAAAGCAAGTGAGAAAACATCAATGCCTTTGTTTGAAGATCCAAGACCAGGTAATGTAATGAACCTATTACCAGAAAAAGATAAAACAAAAATTACGTATGCAACATCTCAAGTTAATTATCAAGTTAAACCAGGCAGACTAATGTTTTTTCCATCTTACATGCCACATCAATACGTGGTAGATATGGGTTA